GAGTTGCGAGGTCAGAGATAATTACTTGTGCCGCCAGCAGACCCCGTGCCTGACCACACAAAAACTGATATTGCGCAAAGTCCTGAAGGTTGCCGTTAACCAAACAGTCCGCGATAGTGTTGCGCTCTTCTCCGATTCTCTTAATCAGATAATCAAGCGTGTCGTTCATTACTGTTCCTTAGTAGGTTGTTGCTGTTGTTGATGTTTAATTTGCTCTCGCTGAATTACTGTCTGGTCTTTGTGTTTTTCTGCGTCCAGACCCATACGAGTTCCATCCATGAAGCCCCGCATTTCACGCTCTTGTTTAGATTGTTCAGCTTGGGAGCCAATCTTTATCCCATCAATCATTTGTTTTGAGGCGTTAGATGCTTGAGCAATGCGCTCTTGGGATGCGAGGCGTTCACGTTCAACAGCAATGCGTTCCATCTCAGCTTGAATATCTGCTTGAGTCTTCTGGGCTTTGATTTGAATCTCTTGCGCCTTAAGCTGAAGTTCTGCTTGCTGCATCTGTACAAGCGGGTCTTGTGCCTGTTGTTCTGCTTGCTGTTGTTGGGCTTCAGCGGAATTTTGTTGGAGCAGCTTCGTAGCGGCGTCAGCGACAAGGCGTGAAATGGTGAGTTCCATCTCTTTGCTAATTTCTTGTTCCGGGCCGGGAAGGGGTGCGCCAAGCTGGTCTTCAACTTGTTTGCGATACTCAAAGGCCAGATGCTCCACAATGTGGGCTTGAATTGCTGCCATAACCGATTGCGCCGCCGGGAACTGACCGACTAACGAAGAAATCTTGGGGTCGTGCATAAGCGCCATGTGTGTGGCGATATGGGCTTGATGGTCTTGGTAGATGAACGCTTTGACCGGCTTCTGGTTCATCAGAGCCATGTTCTCGGACACAGGGTCTTTTGGCTTCTGGTCTTCTTCGGTAGGAATTAACTTACCGATGTTCTTGATACCCAACACCTCAAGCATCTGCTTGTTAAGCTCTGCCATGTCATAAATCTGCGGGCTGGCTGCAGCCATCTGCATAACTGCTTGGTACTGCACTACTTTCTGTGACATGGTTGCAGCGTTGGGGTCAGAGACCGGGATGACCTCGACCATATCGAAGTCAGCTTGGCGCGCTGCCTTATTACCCGTCTCCGGGTCGTAGTCATACTCGGTGGGGGCATAGTCACGGATGATTGCCGCGAGGAGCTTGAACTCCTGCTTCATCGAGTAGTGGATGCGTGCTTGAACCGCCGACATGATTTTTAGGCTTCTCTCCAAAATAGCGAGAGTGGTCCCAACCGGCGAATTAGCCGACATATCAGAAGCTTGTAAATCAGCCGCAGAAGCAAAGCGACGGCCTTCATCAATGATTTGGTTCATCAACGACATCAAGACTTGGCTTGGTTCCCCGTATGGCAGAGCCATAATGTTGTCGCGGATAGAACCTGACGGCACATCCACATCACGGAACTCGCCCGGAGCAATCGGGGTGTCATCGCCTTTAACCCGCAGACCACGAGACTTGAAGCCCCCGGGAAGGTTGGCAAGAGTTCCCGCATCCACCAACTGACGCATCAGCATCGTGCCCGACTTAGAGAACGCACCAATCAGGTGAATAAGCCCTAGGTGATAGAAGCCAAAGCCCGGGACGTATCCGTAATGCACAAAGTGCTGGCGCTTTTGCTTGGTATCATCCTCTGGGTCCCAGTTGCGGCGGATAGCAAGAACTGTCTGGGTGCCCTTCTCGATGGTAACGACGTACGGCAGAGCAATGCCCGTCTCTTTCCCATCCTCGCCCTTATCCTCATCGCCCGGCAGAATCAAGTCAACGTGCATCTCAAGAAGCTTGAACCGCTCATCAGCCGTGGCGGAGAAGCCCATCTTCTCAGCAATCTTCTTCTCAACTTCATCAAGCGCTAGTACCGGGTCATCTAAATCAACATCTAGGTAGAACCCCGCAACTTGAAGTTTGCGAATTTCGTTCTTGGTTTTTCGCATCACGTGCGTTACACGCTCAGCAGTTTCCAAGTTACTAGCGCCGTATGGCACGACCATGTCTTCTGCAGGGATATAGACGGCTGCTTGACGGTCGAGGTACGGGTCAAAATAAATCTTCTTAAAGGCGTTACCCGCGAGGCCCAGACCCCACAGCATGCGCTCATGCTCAGGGCGATACTCAGGCATTTTCTCTGTGAGCTGATAGTTCATGTCATCACGAACACGCTCTGCAGCTTCTTCCTTCTCGGGGGTGTCCTTGCCAATAATCTTGGTCTTAACCGGACCCGCGGCGGGGAACGTCTCCATGATGGTTTCAGACTGGAACTTAACCAGAGCTTCGATAAGAAGCGGGTGATACACAGCACAAGCACCCGGCCACGGCTCAGTGCGGTCTTCAAGGCGAAGCCCCAACAACTCTAAACCTTCTACATATGTCTCTAACCAATCACGGCGAGAAGCCACGTCTGATTCAAAGTCACCCAGCAAGTCACCGGCTAATTCCGTGAGCTGCCCCTCGTCCATATCTTCCGCGAGGTTCTTATTAAATTCTTCGTCTTCTTTACTGGCCTTACCCGGCTCAATAATAATCTCCATACTACCGTCGCCAATAGTCACGCTCTCCGGGTCTTCAATCTGAATCTCAAGCGCGGGTTCTTGATTTTGTAGTGCATCAAGTCCCATAGGGGCGGGGTTAAGTGATTTCTGAATGTCCATCGTTTATCCTTACATTGCGTAGTATCGTTTGCCTTTAGAGCTTTTGAAGAACTGCGCTTCGTCTGGTTCATCAGATGGCAACCGGATAAAGCCTCCCTGCCGGAACCTCAATAGCGCCTGTGTAGTTGAGTCAACCAAGTCATCATTTGCGCCGGACGGGAAGTCATTACACTCTTCAATAACTTCTCTTGCCCATCGTTTATCTGGTGCCCAGACTATACCTGAAGAAAATAAATCAGACACAGCATTCACACGAGATATTTTATCCTGACCTTTACCCGGGGTGAACTCCGCAACGGGAACACCCATACGACGTAACTCCTGATATAGCGCAGCGCCGTTTGATTTCTTTTCAACTATGAATGAGTCGGGTTCCCATTCCTTATATTGCTCAAACACCATCTTCTTAAGGTCTGGAAACTCCAGACGCTCTTTGATAGCCTCAAGCAGAATAATATTATGGTTATTAGTATCTTCGTTGAAAAACACGCCCCACACGGTTAGCGCGTTATAGTCGGCACGGTTGTTGGCTTCCTGCGCCGCGTCAAGAGACATAATAATAAACTCACATGCAGGCGGACGTTCGTCTTCCCATATCTGCCACCACTCTCTTTTAATAAGAGCGCCTTCTTCGGCGGTGGGGTTCTGCATGTATTGGGCTTGCCAATACCGGGGGTCAAGCGAAACTTTCTTGGCTTCTAGTTCTTCTACCGGCCAAAACTCAGGCCAAAGAGCCTTACCAGACGGCAAAATGGCAGGAAACTCAACCACTTCCCATTGGTCTGCGTCTTCGTTCTGGGTCATGTGGTTAACAATCTGACCGGTCAAATCCAACTTACTCCACCGGGTCATAACCACAATAATTGCACCGCCCGGCATCAACCGTTGAATCGGCCCTGACTGGAACCACTCCCACGCCGGTAGAAAAACGTCAGCCCGTCCTTGTTTCGCCTCTTGCTCTGAATGCGGGTCATCAATAATGAATAAGTCAGCACCGCGACCGGCAAGGGCACCGCCAACACCAATAGCAAAATACTCACCATTAAAGTTTGTCCCCCATCTTGATGCAGATTTAGAGTCAGCCTGCAGCTCTACCGCAGGAAAAATCTCTTTATACGACTCGGCCCCCACCAAATTACGTACACGGCGTCCAAAGTTAACAGCCAAATCTGCCGTGTGGGAAGCCATGATGACTTTTTTCTGAGGATACTTACCCAAGAACCACGCAGGAGCGAGATAGGATATAAGTTCTGACTTACCATGACGCGGAGCGATATTAACAATGACTCGTTTTTTCTTACCTGCCGCAATATCTTCAAAAATCTGAGCCAATCTCGCATGGTGTGCCCCTACTTTGTAACCGGGATAGACGTGTTTGACAAAGTCAAGGAAAGATTCAGAACTTACACGCTTATTAATCTCATTTTGATAGGTCTTTAGCAGCTCAGCGGTGCGGCGCTTCTGCTTTTCCGGCATGTTTGGCAGCTCATTCCGAATCTTTCGGAGCATTTCCGGCGTAATTTGCATTATGTATCTGCCCTAACTTCGTCAAATTCCACGTCAATCACGCGTTGTTCAAGGACATTTAGGGTCTCAAGCAGTTCTTTCTCGACTTCTTCGATGGTTTGCACCTTCATGGTGACTTCGGAACGCTTCTTAAATGCGTCCACACCATCAATTTCACCCAGTTTGGTCAGTGCAGCAATACGGGTTTTAGGGTCTTTAGCCATTTCAACCTCTTTGATGAGGTTGTTGACGACGTACATCTTGAGTTCAGTCAGGTCATCGACGACGGCCACGTTCATCTGGGCCACCATACCCGCAAGCATTGCAAGCGTTTCGTTCGGATACTGGCTAAATGTGGGTTTGTAGCTGGGGTTGGCAACCATTTCCTTGGCCAACTCTTCCGCTTCTTCGGCGTTTTCCTGCGACGGGGTAATAGGTTGACCCGTCATATCCGACATTAACTTAATAACGTTAGCCCGCATCTCCAACTCCTGCATCGGGGTCAGGTCTGGGAATGCGTCTTTAGCATTAGCTGGGAGGGCAACGCCCTCTTCGATTATCGGAATCAGTGCATCCATAAGATGTTTTTGCAGCCATAGGCCGTTCGGCTAATTAATACCTTATTAAAACGTTGTTGTCAATAAAAAATATTATATGTCAAATCTAGGGGAGGTTGGGACTCCTACCGGGGGTACTTTGGAAAAT